TATATATTTTTATTGCCTCATTTTGGGTGTTTATAGCCTTAAAAAGGAGTTAAAAATATATTTTGATATTTTAGTGTCAAGACAAAAATATATTAAAATTTAGATATAAAAAAATTAACATCAATATATTAATAGACCAAAAAGATCTTTATATATTGATGTTAATTTGAGTATATATTTTTATTGCCTCATTTTGGGTGTTTATAGCCTTAAAAAGGAGTTAAAAATATATTTTGATATTTTAGTGTCAAGACAAAAATATATTAAAATTTAGATATAAAAAAATTAATAGAAAAAATATGAGTAGATATACAAAAAGACAACCCGAAAAACATAAACAACAATTATTACAAGCATTAGAAAGATCATTAGGATTAATAACGCCTGCTTGTAAAGAAGTTGGTATAACAAGACAAATGTATTATTTATATTACAATAATGATGATGATTTTAGAAAAGCGGTAGATGATATAAATGATATAACAATTGATTTTGTTGAAAATCAATTGTTTAGAAAAATTAAAGATGGTGATACCCAAGCCATTTTATTTTTTATGAAGTATAAAGGAAGAAAAAGAGGTTATACAGATACGATTGATATAAATAGTAGAATTGATTCAAATATAGTATTAAATGTAAAAAATCTTATATCATTTGATGAAGATAAAGAAGATGATAATGATATACCAAAATTAAGTTAAATATGATAAAGTTAAGTCCGAAAATGAAAACATTATTTAGTAGTGATAGTAGGTATTATATTCTAACCGGAGGTAGAGGGGCGACAAAATCATTCTCAGTAACTACATTTTTAGCGATTTTAATGTTGATAGAATCAGGTCATACTATATTATTTACACGATATACTATGACATCAGCAAATATATCTATCATTCCTGAATTTGTTAATAAGTTAGAAATGATGGGAATACTTGATAAATTTGAAATAACTAAAACAAGTATAATATGTAAAATGACTAAAAGTAAAGTTATATTCAAAGGGATAAGAACTTCAAGTGGAGATCAAACAGCAAGTCTAAAATCATTACAAGGGGTTACTACTTGGGTATTAGATGAGGCAGAAGAATTAATAGATGAAGATATATTTAATAAAATTAATTTATCTATTAGACATAAAACAAAACAAAATAGAGTAATACTTATATTGAATCCAACAACAAAAGCACATTGGATATATAGAAGATTTTATATAGATAATAATGTTGATGAGGGAGTATGTTTGGAAAAAAATGGTATAACATATATACATACAACATATTTAGATAATATAAAAAATCTTGATGAAACATTTTTGAATGAAGTAAAATATATGGAAAAATCTAATCCTGATAAATATAAACATATTGTAATGGGAGGATGGCTTGATATGGCAGAAGGTGTTATATTCAATAATTGGGAAATTGGTGATTTTATGATATATGATAAAATATATTATGGAGCAGATTGGGGATTTAGTGTAGATCCTTCAACATTAGTTGAAGTTAGTATAAATAAAAAAGAAAAAATTATATATTGCCGAGAAAGATTCTATAAGCCATTAATAACAACAACATATTTAATAAGAGAATATAAAAATATATGTGGTAATAATCTTATTATAGCAGATAATGGTGGGGGTGGTGATAGAATTGTGGCTGATATGATTAGTGCTGGATTAAATATAAAAAAAGCAACAAAAGGTCCAGGTTCAGTTAAAGATGGTATAGTTCTTTTACAAGACTATAAAATTATTGTTGATAAAGATAGTAAAAACTTAATAACAGAATTAAGAAATTATAGATGGAAAAATGATGAACCAATGGATTTATATAACCATTTATTAGATGCTTTAAGATATGTAATTTCTTATGTTATTAAGTCAGGTAGCCCTATGTTTTTATATTAAATTTTTTATTAATTCTTTTACTTTATTTGGTATTGTTATTTTCATTTTAATTAATTATTTTTTTTTATTTATTTGGAGCCCCTTTGGGTGGGGCTCCTTAACCCTTTTTATATATTAAATTTAAAAAGTGGGTAACAGTATATATGATATATTATATTTTTTATTATATAGTAAAAATTTTTATAGTTTATCAAATTTTCTTTATATTATCCTAAATTTACCTTATTAACTTAAATTTAAAAAAAGTGGGTAACAGTATATATGATATATTTTAATTATCTTAAATTTTTAGAGATTATCAAATTTTTATATTTATTAATTATATTAAATTTTTTTATTATCCTAAATTTTACCTTATTAACTTAAATTTTAAAAAAAAGTGGGTAACAGTATATATGATATATTTTAATTATCTTAAATTTTTAGATATTATCAAATTTTCTTTATATTTATAATTATCTTAAATTTTTTTTACTTATTAAATTAACAATCACCTAAAATCATTTACTATGGCGAGCAACCCCCCCTCACAGGGGGTTGCGATAGCCACCTTGGGTTTAAGTTTTATGAATTATGTGTTTTTACTTTTATTATTAAAGATTATTTACTAATAAATAATAATTTGTTTTGGTATAACCATTATTTAATATATTTAACTATTATTATTAACTCTTACTTATGTTGCGGGAAATCTAAATTATTATTTACTAATAAATAATAATTTGATTTGGTTTAAGTTTATGAATTATGTTTTTTACTTTTAATAATCTTTTATTATTAAAGATTATTAAAAGTAAAAAACATAAGTATAGTATAAATGGAAAAAATACATTATATGGATTTAATATATAGTTATAGATATAAATAAAATAAAAAATGGATATATATAATATAGAAGAATTGTTAATGTATGAGGAAGAAGTTAAGAAAATGGCCTACCAAATAACAAATAATAAACAAGATACTATGGATTTAGTACAATCATTTTATATAAAATATATTAATAATCCACCCTTTAAGATTAATAAGTTTTATATATGGACTGCGTTAAATAATTTATTTTTTTCGGAAAAAAGGAAAGAAAAAGTCAGATTAAAATATATAGATTTTAATAAAGATAAAGAAGAATATGATGAATATGATAAATTAGAAGATAAGTATAAAGAGTTTTTATATGAATCTTTATTAGAATTTATTGATAAATTAAATTATTATGATAGAGAATTATATAAAATGAATCAAATAAATAAAGTATCAGTAAATAAAATATATAAATTAACAAAGATACCTGAAAAAGATATAAGATCATCTATTAATAAAATAAAAAAAATAATAAATGATAATAAAAATAACATAGAAAATATATGTCAGAGAAAAATAAAGGATTTGGAGACACTATCGCATCAATAACAAAAGCAATTGGAATACAACCTTGTGAAAGTTGTAAAGATAGACAATTAAAGTTAAATGAATTATTTCCATATTATAGTAATATAACTTTATTAAATAAAGAAGATTATGAATTTATGGAATATATCATAGATATAAAAAACAGAAATGGTGATTTATCATCAAGTGATTTGAAAAGATTATATGCTTTATATAATTCAACATTTAATACAAAAGTTCAAGAATGTTTTAGTTGTGTTGGATATGTTAAAAAGATAATTGATAAATTAGAAAAAGTAAAAAATAATAGTGGATATGAAGATTAAAATTAATTTATTTTTTTTATATAGAGAAATTATTTTCTATAAGAAAAGTATTATGATAATAAAATATGACTTAAAAGATATATCTAAAATAAAATCATCTATATTTTTAATTAATTTTATTTTTAATAAAATGATAACTAATAAACTTAATTTTGAAGTTAATGATAATATAACTATGAAAGATATAATAAATATATTAAAAAAGATAGCAGATAAATATAATAATATGCTTGAATTTTAAAAATAATAAAAGCGTTTTTAATATAAATAATAATAATAATGAAACAAGAAATGTATATACTTATTGATTTTTTAGTAAATAAGTTCAAAGAACACCCACTAACTAATACAATTGTATTTGGTTTATCACAATTAGGAGATATAAGTAAGACTAATATATACCCATTAGTTCATATAATCCCATTTAATATAACACCAGGTAATAATTATTTTAAATTAACTTTTGAAGTAGCGGTATTAAATAGAAGAGATTCTAACCAAAAATTAAATAATGATAAGATTTTTAGTGATAATTTAATATATAATTTATCAGAAACAGCAAAAATAATCCATAATACTATATCGGATATAAAGACATTAAATAATAATTATGGTATTTCATTAGAAAGTGATAACGAGGCTGAAATAATTATGTTTGGTGATAAAAATATATTAGATGGATATAGAATTATAATTGATTTATCAATTCCATCGTTAGATTGTTATTAAAATAAAAAATAAAAATGGATAATATATTAAAAAAAGAAATAGATGACTTTATGAAGATTTTAATTAATAAAATCAAACAAAAAGTCCCAAAGCATACAGGAAGTTTATTTAATTCAATTAGTTATATAATAAAAGGTAATAATGTATCTATATTAATGGAATATTATGGTAAATTTGTAGATCAGGGTGTTAGTGGTGTAAAATATAAATATAATACACCATTTTCATATAAAGATAAGAAACCACCTATATTAGCAATAAAACCTTGGGCTAAAAGTAAGAACATTAATCCATTTGCTTTACAAAATAGTATATATTATAAAGGTATTAGACCTCAGAACTTTTTTAAGTCTATATATGAGGATTATATGAATGATAGTATAGATGAATTAGTTAAATCATTTGCTGATTCAATAGAAAAAGAGATTGATAAAAAATTAAAATAAAAATATGAATGTAATTATACCTGAAAATAAGAGTGAAATATTATTAAAAGATTTTTTAGAATTAATAGAATATAAAGATTTGGTTGAAGAAGAGTTTAATAAAAAGATTTTAGAATTAATCTATAAGATTCCAAAAGAACAAATTAATAAAATGATACCAAAAGATTATTTTGAATTAATAGAAGCCTTTAATAAAGCAGTACAAGTTGAAAGTAAGTTCAAACAATTTATTATGATAGATAATAAAGAATATGGTTTTATACCAAAATTTGAGGATTTGAAAGCAGGTGATTTGATTGATTTAGATAATTTCTTAAAAGATGGTGATTATATTAATATACTTGCTATATTATATAGACCAGTTATTAGTAAAGATAAAAAAGGTAGGTATTTAGTTGATATGAAGTCGGAAGTTAATAGTGAATTATTTGAGGATATAGATTATGAGACATATGAGGGATGTATAGGTTTTTTTTTGACTTTATTAAATCAATTAGAGGTAATTACCCTGAAATATATGGAGAAGCAGATGAAACATTTGAAGAAGAATCCGAAAGTGAAGGAACAAGTTTTGGAGATTCAAACGAAGATAACTTCAATAAAAAATGGAATGCTTATTCAAGATTATTATGGGAGTTAGCAAATGGTGATTTAATTAAAATAGAAGAAATACTGAAACTTCCTTGCTATACGTTTTTATATTGGTCCGCATATTTAATAGATAAAAGAGATCTTGAATTAAAACAAATAAAAAAAAATAATAAATAAATGATACTAAGAGCAGAAATAAAGTTCATTAAACAACCACAAGTAGGTGATTATATAGAATTTGATTTGAAATCAAATGGTGTATCTTCATTAGGAAATCCAGTTAAAATAGTATTTAATAATACAGCAACATCTACAACATTAGGAGAAAGTAAAATAGGAAGTACTATATATGAAACTGCTAATACTTTAAGACTTAAATTATCAACATATTATTACACTTCAATAGATGGATCTATTATTTTATATACTGGTCCTGGATCAGAAGAAATTACATTATTAATATATTACAATACAAGTGGATATGCTTCATTTGGATTTAATTCAGTTCCAGGTATAGGGGAATTAGTAGAAGTAAAAAAATATATTACAAATACAGTTTCTAATACATCAGGATTTTTAGCAGCATTATCACCATATTATATAATATATAATCAGACAAATCCATATGATAAAATTAGTGTTGATTTAAATATATGGAAAGGTAGTATAAATAACAAAACTATCGAACCAAATTATCAATTTATTAAATATAAAACAAACTATAACGATACTACAACAAGTATAAATATAGCACAAATAGTAAGATCATTTTTAGAACCTAAATTAACTAATAGTTGGACTGCTGGAACTAATTTGAATGGTGGATTTGATGAGTGTTGTTATGTTGAGTGGGTTTGTTATGGACTTTTAGATATATTAAATATAGATGGTGAGCCAACTGGTGAGGCATTATTAGTATCTACATTAAGTGATAGAAAAATAGCATTATTAGGATATGGTTATTTTGAAGAAGGTGCTAATCCTGTAATTACGAACCCTTTATCAAGTTTAAGTGAATATATAACATTAGGTGATGATGAATTTGTAGCAGTGGGTTCAACAGGAGCAACAAGTACAGATTTAGCAATAGTTAGGACTAAAAATCCATTTAGAGGAACTTGTGAAGGTATATATAAGCCATATCAGGTGGTATATCTAAATAAAAATGGTGTTTTTGTTGGATTTAGTTTTCCTAAATTAAGTAAAAGAGTGATAACATCTAAAACAGATTCATTTGAAAGATTATTAAACAAACCATATCAATATAGTACAATAGATCATTATACAAGAGTATTAAATAAGACTGAAAAATTAAAATATACTTTGAATACGGCTTTATTAAGTGAAAATGATGTAAAATATATTAAAGAGTTAATACAAAGTGAAAAACATTATTTAATATATGAAGATAATATAATTCCTGTTATATTAAAGGATTTTGATTTTGAAGTAAAAAATAGAGCAAATAATAAGGCAAAAATCCAATATACAATAGAGTTTGATTCAGCAAATGAAGTAAAAAATAATATACAATAAATGCAGACTGATTTAGATATACAAGTATATAGTTCATATAATATACAAACAAGGCAAATAGGTATTGGTAATAAGTTTTTTACTATACAAAATAACGAACCATATAAAGTTTTATGTAGTGTTGATCCAACAAAATTTTTAGAAGTAGGACAAAAGATTAAAATTAATGAGACTAATAATAGTAATATATTATATGGTATAACAGAGGTTACTTCAACTTATTTTATGATTGATAAGAAATTTATTTGCCCTGATTTAGTAACACAACAATTAGTTTTTCAAGCACCTTCTTTAATACAAACAGTAGGAACGGATTTTCCTTTATTTCCAGAAGGAACTATAATATATATTAATGGAACAACAGGTGGATTAAATGATGATGCTTTTAATATAATATCACAAAGTGATGATACTTATTATTTAGTTGTTCCTACAGGTGTAGTTAATGAAAACCCTTCACCTGTAGGAACAACTTGGACTATAAGTAGAATTAATGGTAATTATGATTATGTTTTATATAGTGAAGTTAAAGTTTTAGAAGAAAAATATGAAAGATTGGATTTATTTGATGATGAAACAATTCAATTAACATTAAAACAAGTGGATACAACAGATATAAGTAAGAATTATGCTGATTTTACGCAGACATTTACTATACCTGCTTCTAATAAAAATAATTTAATTTTTAGTCAGTTTTATGATGTTGATAATCAGTTTCAATTTAATGCTAATAAAAAAGTTTCTGCTAAATTACATATTAATACTATACCATTCAGATATGGTAAAGTGCAATTAGAAAAAGTTAATATGAAAAATGGTAAGCCTGATAATTATTCTATAACATTTTATTCTAATCTTGTTAAATTAAAAGATTTGTTTGGTGATGATACATTGAATAGTTTATTATATGAAATTGATAATGAAACTATAATAACAGATGCTACATCATATAATTATCAAAATAATAATACAGAAACAAAATATAGAATTGAAAATAAGGGTGATGTTATCATACCACTAATTAGTACAAAAAGAATTTGGAGTTATGATGAAGGTAATGAAGATGTAAAATTCACAAGTGGAAATACAACTAAAACAATTAAATATGATGAATTATTACCTTCTATAAAATTATTTAGACTAATTGAGTTAATACAAAAAAGATATAGTATAAAATTTAGTGATGATTTTTTTAATAATAATAAGGATAATATATTTAGTAAATTATATATGTGGTGTAATAAATTTTATAATTCATCTATGAATCCTTCGAATGAATTAAGTCTAAGTAATTCAAGTATAACAACTAATTACCCATTATCTATAAGTGATATATTTTATATAGAAAATAATTTTGTTAATTTTGATTTTAGTAGTTTTAACTCATTAGGATTTTATAGAGGATATAGAATAGTGTTAGAGATAACATTTGATGAATCCAATATTAATTATGATGCTATTCATAGGAAATATGATGTATTTATAAATGATGAAAATGGAAAATTAATTTTTAGTAGTTTGAATAATTATGCCACAAAAGATTTAGCAAGTTTTATTATATATGCTCAGAATCCTAACACTTTATCATCTGATAAATTTACAATAGGTATTGTATCAACTAATGAAAAATTATCATTTAAGTTTAATGTTAGAGCAAAAATATATTTTTATACCACAGATGAACCACCTGATTATTGGTTTTTATTAAGTTCTTTTACTAAAATTGATATAATAAATACATTACCTTCTATGAAAATATATGATTTTATTACATCTTTAATTAAAATGTTTAACTTAGTTATTATACCAACACCATTTGACGAAAATAGTTTTGTTATTAAAACTTTATATGATTACTTACAGGATGGTAATGAATTAGATTTAACAGAATATATAAATAAAGAAAAAGTTGTTATTAATAGAAATCAGGTATATAATAATATAAAATATAGTTTAGATGAAAATACATACTATAATAATAGTCAATACTTTTTAAGTAATAATAAACAGTTTGGAAGTGATTCATTAAGAAATATATTAGGGGATAGTGTTGGTAATGGTGAATATAGTGTCGAAAGTAAATTTTGGTTAATGAAAAGTATTAGTTTAGCAGGGTTCCCTATATCATATGGTATAGATAAAGATTCAAAATTTATTGAAAATAAACCTGTTATTTTTTGTTATGGAGGTCATTTAGTTCCAGTAGATAATAAATTTGGTTTTTTATTAACACCTACATTAGCAACAGCAATAAACTCATACCCTTATATGGGAACCGATGATAGTTATACAAAAATAATAACTAATAAAGATGATTTAATAACATATTATGAAGATTCTGTTATTTGTTCTTTTAATCTAACAGAATCTATCCCTGGAGCAACTGCAAATAATTCTATATCATTTGGTGTAGCAGAAAGTGTTGGAAAAGATACATTAGTAGGTGATATAGTTGCTATTGATGATAATTTATTTTTAGTACAGAGTAAAACAACTGCTGCTGGGGGTGGTGTTAAATTAGTAGGTGTTAATTTAGATTATGAAGAATTAACTACTATAACACCAAAAGTTTATCTTACTTATGGTAATCATATATATAAAAGATATAGAAATATGGACTATAATGCTTGGAGATCAAACTCATACCCATATAAAAATTCAATAACATTTGGTAATGAATATGATTTTAATGGTAGTTTAAGAGATAAAAATCTATATAAAAATTATTATGAGAAATTCATAACGCAATTATATTCTATAAATACAAGAACTTGGGAGTATGAAGGACACTTACCTGATAATTTAATATATTATTTAACTTTATCTTCTACACTTAAAATACAAGATAAGCGTTTTATGATTGCAGATATGACTATTAATTTATTAAGTGGTAAAATTAGTTTGAAAATGATTAACTATACTAACTATAAATTAGGAAGCAAGCAATCATCAGGTGAAAGAACAGATGTGTTAAATAATTTAGTAAAATATGATGTAGTACCATCTAATAGAGGTATAGTATTTTTTAATGGTGTTAGTAAAACAATAGACACAATAGTTAGTGGAAGTTCTTCACAGGCAAACGGACAATCATCATTAAATGAAACAACATATTATATAGGTAATGAAATTGAGACTTTTGTTCTTAATTTTCTTGATACACCTGGAAGTGTAGATGTAAATGTATATTTAGTTAGGTATGGTGAAATAATTTTATTAATTGATACATTAACTATATCATCAGTTACAGATGATTTAACAATTAATTTGGCAGCAGTTGGTAAAAAAGCGATTATTGGTGATATAATTATGATAATGCCAAGATAAAAAATAAAAATAATTATGTTTAAGATTATATATCAAATAATAAGTTTAGATGAACACTATAATATATCAAAAGAGGTAGATATATTAAAAGGTATATATAAAATGCCTATATCATTAAAAGATTTCTATATATTAGGTTATAGAAGAGGATTAAAAATAAAAAAATAAAATGGCTATAAATAAAGAAGTTAACATAAATGTTACTGGTAATGCAGTTCAATCTTTAACAGATATAGGTAGAATTGCACAGGATTTACCATTTGGTTTTGTAGCAATACAAAATAATATAGGTCCTCTTTTTGAAAGTTTTGGTAGATTAAGCGCAGGCGCAGGCGGTGCTATGGGTGCTATTAAAGCATTAGGATCAGTATTAACAGGTCCAGCAGGTATTGGACTTGCTATATCAGTAATTACATCTGCTGTAACCTTTTTAACTCAAACATTTAACCCTTGGGAGAAGATGTTTGGTACTGCTGGTGATGCTACTAAAAAAGCAAAAGAAGAGTTAAAGAAGTTTAATGAAGAGATGAATAAAACTATTGCTACGGCTGATACTACTGGAACTAAATTAAAAACATATATTTCTATTGCTCAGGATGTAACAAAAAGTGAAAATGAAAGGAGTATTGCTATTAAAGAAGCCAATAAAATAATGGGTGAATATGGTGAAAAAATAACTCTTGCTAATGTTGGAACAAAAGCAATTACAGATCAAACTAATCAATATGTTATAGCACTAAAAAAACAAGCAGTATCTCAAATATATGCTTCTCAACTTACAAAACAATACACAGAAGAACAAATAGCATTAGCAAATTTTACAAAAGAAAATATAGAAAGAAATAAAAAATTTGATGAAATAAATGCACTAAGGGCAAAAAAAGCAGCAACTCCTGGTGGAGCAGGTACAGCAGAAATTAATACATCAATAGAAAGAAGAACAAATGAATTAAACCAATTAGATAAAAAAAGAGATAAAGCACAACAAGATTATTTGAAAGTTGTTGCTAAGGGTAATATATTAGAAAGTAATTATCAAAAAGCAATCAGTGATTTATTAGAATCTGAACCTGTATTAAATGAAGATAAAAATAAAAAAGGTACAAAAGAAAAGAAGAAAAAAGAATTTGATATAGTTGAATTTTTAGCACAAGATTCAGCCAATGCTGAAATAAAAATTGAAAAAGATAAATTCATAAAATTAGAAGATCAAGAAAATGAAAGATTTAGAAAACAAAATGAAAAATTAAAAGATGCTCTTAATAATGGAGTAATAACTCAAAAACAATTTGATGAGGCCTCAAAAGAATTATTAAAAAATCATAATACTATATTAAATGGTATTAACGATGAGCAATATAACTTTTTAGTAGAACAAAATAATAAAGAGTTAAAAGCTGAAGAAGAGTTTGAAAAGGCTAAAAAGATTTTAGAAGAACAAAGTGGTATTCAAATTAAAGGTATTAGTCAGAAAAATGCTATAGACATTTATACTAATAATAAGTCTATTAGAGATAAAGAATATAATGATAAAAAGTCTGAACTACAATCAATAATTAATGATAAAACATTAACTTTTGAGGTGAGAAAAAAAGCAGCTGAAGATTTAATTCAACTTAATAAAAACTATAACAAAGAGATTAAAAATGATAATAATGTTGCTATAACATCTGGTAAATTAGATATAAATAATATACTTAATAATGAAAAATTATCTTATCAACAAAGAATAGATGCATTAAAAGCATATAATCAAGAAGTTAAAAATAATACACAATTATCAGAAGATGAAAAAAATGCTATAATAAAAGCTGGTACAGACCAAATTATTAAAACAGGGAGTTTGAGGTTATCAGCACAAGCAGAGTTTTTAAGTGCTGTTGGGCAAGGTTTAGGTAATCTTGAAGGACTATTCAAAAAATTCTCTGACGGACAAAAAGCAATAGCATTACTTACATTAATTACAGAAACAGCATCAGGTTATATGCGTGGTTTAGCAATTGCACAACAAAGTGCTGCTGCTGCAGGTCCAGCTGCTGCATATGCCTTCCCTTTATTTTATGCTCAACAAATTTCAGCAGTACTTGGAGCAGCAGCTAAATTTAAGCAAATTTTTGGTAGTGGTGGAGGTGGTGGAGGAGCAGCAAACACAACATCTGCACCTTCATTAGCACCTGTTATATCAAGTAATTCTTTAACAAGTCCTCAAACACAATTAGCAGCATCAATAGCAGGAGCACAAAGAGAACCTGTAAAAGCATTTGTTGTTAGTAATGAAATGACTACTCAACAAGCGTTGGATAGAAATATAAAATCAAATGCGACTTTTGGATAAGTAAATTAAAAAAATAAAAATAAAAGCGTTTTATTAAATATGGATAAGATATACAATATGATTTTTGATGAAAGTGTTTTAGGTGTTTATGCTGTTTCATTAGTAGAAGATCCTGCTATAGAAACTATGTTTATGAAGTTCGCAAAAGAAGGATTAATACACCCAAATTGCCAATGTAGTATAGTTAATGGTGAATATATATTAGGTAAAAATCCTTGTGAGATATGTTTAGAGAAAAAAGCAAATTATGATAAAGGTAAAACTAATTTAAGTTCTATGTTAATTAAAATGGCTAATGTAGAAAAAAGAATTTTAGTATCGCCAGTATTAATACCAAATCAATTAATTAAAAGATATAATGAAAAAATAGGAGAATTTTTTGTTAAGATAGATGAAGAAAATATATTAAAAGTTCAACAAAATTTCTTCAAACAAGGTTATCAAAAAAACTCAACAATAGAACATAATAATAAAAATATAGATGGTGTATTCTTTTTTGAAAGTTGGATTATAGAAGATCCAAATAACGATAAAGCAAATGCATTAGGATTTAAGGATTTACCAAAAGGTACATTAATGATGTCTATGAAAGTTGAAAATGATAGTATATGGGAAGATTATATTAAAACAGGAAAAGTTAAAGGATTTTCAATTGATTCATTCTTCAAATTAGAAGAAAATATAAAAATAAATAATAGTAAAATGGAGTTTAACAAAGAAATCATAAAAGATATGGTAAAAGATCTTTTATTAGAATTAAAAATGGCAGAAGTAGGTACAAATGCTGAAATGGAAATGCCAGAAGAAGAACCAAGTGTTGAAATTGAATTAGAAGCAGCAGATCAACCAACAGATAATTTATCTATTGATCCTATCACACCTGATACTAAAACAAGTGTAGATTACGAACAAAAAATTAGTGAAAAAGATGCTGAAATTAATATATTAAAACAAAAGTTAGCAGATTTAGAAGCAAAGTTAGTAGAATCAGATAGAAAGATGGTTTCATTATCTAAATTACCTGCTACTGATGGTATTAAAGATTTACCACTATCACAACAACCTGAACCAACAACTAAATTTGGTAGAATCTTACAAGGTATTCAAAGTGTAAAAAATAATTAAAAAATAATTAAAAAAATTAATTCTAATGCGTTTTAATGATATATAATCCCTATTAAGGGATAATGCTAAAACGCATTTTATTAAATAAAAATAAATAAATAAATATGGCAACAACAGGATCACCTTACTCATCTAATTATAATGGTGAATACGCAGGCGAAATAATCGGTAAAGCATTCAAAGAGGCTGACACCATTAAAAGAAATTTAATTACGGTATTACCTAACATCTCTTCAAAGGTTTCTTTAAGAAAAGTAGATTATGGTAATGGTCGTCAAGATTATTCTTGTGGTTTTACTCCAACAGGATCAATTTCTTTAAGTGAAGTAGTATTAGAACCTAAGAAAATTAAAATTGAAAACGAAATTTGTAAAGAAGATTTTAGATTATTATGGGATCAGGCTAAAATGGGCTTTTCAGCACATAATGATTCTTTTAACAATCTTGATGAAGCAACAGCAATTATCGCTGAAATCTTAGAAGATACCGCAGATGGTGTTGATTCTGACATTTGGGTTGGTACAACTGCTACTGGACACTTCAAAGGTTTAATTCCTACATTGAAAGATCAAGGTGGATATTTATCAGTATCAGCAACTTCTTCTACAATTACTGAATCAAATGTAATTGGTGAATTAACTAAATTTGTTAAAAAAATCCCAAGTAATTTAAGAAAGAAAGCAGGCTTAGTAATCGCTATCAGTTCTGATATAGCAGTTGCTTTTGAAAACTACCAAATATCACAAGGAAACGCTAATGGTTTAAGTGGAGTAGAAGGTAAAATGAGATGGGGTTCTTCTTACCCTTTAGCAGAAGTAAATAAATTAGCAGATAAAACTATGGTTGCTTATCAAGTTAAAAACTTTAATTTCGGTACAGGTTTGTTATCAGATCATAACGAAGTAAGAGTAAAAGATATGGATGAAAGTGATTTATCTGGTATGGTAAGATATAAAGTAGTATATACAGGTGGTGTAGCAATTATTAGACCTTCCGAAGTAGTTTTATATAACTAATATAACTAAACCACTGATGTATAAAAACATCAGTGGTTTCTAAAAAATAAAACCACTGATGTATAAAAACATCAGTGGTTTCTAAAAAATAAAACCACTGATGTATAAAAACATCAGTGGTTTCTAAAAAATAAATAAATAAAAATGGGATGTAATTATATAAAAAAAGGTCGTAAAATACCTTGTAATACAGGTGTTGGTGGATATAAAAATGTATTTTTTGTTGAATATGTTAGTGGGTTAATTCCTAACCTTTTGACTGATAGTTCAGCAAGTGATATATATAGCGCTACTGCTTTGGAATTTGGTGATGTAAGTGCTTCATTTCTTTTTGGAGAAAGTACTACAAAAGAAGTTTATCAATATGAATTAAAAAATACAGGTGATACTTATGATGAAACAAGTGAAACTGACGAAAATATAGGTAATACAATCTATACAGGTGAATTAAAATTAGTTCTACCAAAATTAGATAAAGAATCTATTAATCAAGTAAGATTATTAACTTATAGTAAATCATTCATTATATTAGAAACATATTCAGGATACTTTTTATTAATAGGTGCTGAAAATGGTGCTATATTAAGCCAAAGTGTTAAAAAATTAGGTGGTGCTATGAAAGATTTCCAAGGTGTAGAATTAAATTTCAAAACCGAAGAAAGAATACCATTTGTATATCTTAAAGATTCAGCAGTTGCTACATTAAAATTAAATATAGCAGATAGTATTCAACCAATTTAATAAATTAAATTGGTATTAAACCAATTAAATAAATTTAATTGGTATTCAACCAATTTAATAAATTTAATAAATTTAATTAAATAAATTAAATAAATATGAAACCCTCAAATAATCTTTGAGGGTTTTTTAATTTAAAAAATTATTAAAAGCGTTTTATATTTATATGAAAATAA